CCCGGCCTCACATGGCGTTGCTCGACGAGATCCACGAACACACCGACGGGAATATTATCGAAATGCTTCGCGCCGGCTTCAAGTTCCGCCGTCAGCCCCTTTCCTTCATGATCACGAACTCGGGCCACGATAAGACATCCGTCTGTTGGGAATATCACGACATGGGGACTAAAGTAGCGCTTGAACAGCTGGAGAACGACGAATTCTTTGCATTTATCTGTTCCCTCGATGACGAGGACCTGAAAGACGACGGCTATCTGGCCGATGAAGCCTTGTGGACGAAGGTCAACCCCTCACTCGATGCCGGGATCCCGGGGTATGAGTATATTCGCGGCCAGATCAAAGAGGCCCGCGGCATGCCCTCGAAGATGAGCACGGTTAAAAGGTTGTGTTTCTGTATCTGGACAGAGGCCGAGAACCCGGCGATCTCGCGTGAGGCATGGATGGCGTGCCAGGACAAGGGATATGGCGACGATATACTTGCCGGCCGCCGGGCTTGGGGTGGGCTTGACCTGTCGGCGGTCAAAGACTTGACGGCTTTTGCCTTGATGTTCGAGCCCTCTTCCGAAGATCTTTTCTGGCGGCTCAAGGTCTGGTTCTGGATACCAGGCGTCGGCATCCGCCTGAAAGAAGAACAGGACCATGTGCCATACATCGCCTGGCGGGATGGTGGTTACATCAACGCGATCGACCGGAAAACTATTGATTATGAGTTTGTCGTCGCCGAGCTCGTCCAGATATGCGCCGCGTACGACGTTCAGAAGATAGCCTTTGACCGCTGGAAAAAGAAGGACTTTGACAAGGACATGGCCCGCCTCGGTGTTACGTTGCCCGAGATGGTTGAATTCGGTCAGGGGTATCAGTCCATGAGCCCGGCCATCAAGGTGTTTGAGACCAAGTTTACCGAGGGGACCATGAGGCACGACGGGAACCCCTGCTTGACTTGGTGCGCCGCGAATGTCGTGGCCGTCGAAGATGCCGCAGAAAACAAGAAGTATGACAAGTCGCGGAGCATAGGCCGCATAGACGGCATTGTCGCGGCGGTCATGGCCTGCGGGATACTGGAAGAAGGGGAAGAGAAATCCGTCTACGAAGAACGGGGGGTGCTCTTTTTATGAGCATCTTACCCAATAAAGGGCTACCGGGACCAGGTGAATTAACGACATCTGAAAAAATGAGGCTGCAATATTTAATCATTGAAATTATCTCAAAATCGTTCAACAAATTGAAAAGGAATGTTAAGTCAGAATTCAATCAGTTTTCCTTCCACACGGCAAAACAAATGGAAAAACTCATCGAAGATGTCGTGGCCCGAGAATGTAACAAGCTATTGTCCGCCGCAAAAGTTAAACCTGATGTGCATAAGCTAATAGCGGAGATAAAACGGAGAAGAAAAGAATCCCGAAGCCTTTTGGCAGATGAATTGAGATCGAGTAAAAACAAATTAAGGACGCTTCAACGGAAGATTGGGAACGCAGAGGCAGAGGCTACCAGGCTCGTGAAAGAAAAAGAAACCATGATGCGAAAAGACGTAGCGCAGCGACTTAAATCAGGCCGGGAGAAATTAAAACGTCTTAACCAAAATTATAACGATATTTCTGAAACGTGGTTTGATAACCGTTCCCAAGCAAAAGGCGAGCAATATCCGCCAATTCCATTACCGCAAATAAATCCAGATGGGCAAGGGGCCGGACTACCCAGGGCATCGGGGATCTATTTTCTATGGGATGAGAACGAAATTGTGTATGTGGGCCAAGCCAGAAAACTATGTGACAGGCTGCGACTAGGAAGCCACCACGTAATGACAGAACATCATCGTATCTCATTCGTGTTTACGAAAACACATGAGTTGAATTGGGCCGAAGGCTATTATGTTGGGATAAGTAAGCCCCGGCTGAACTTTGGGAAAAGGGCGGCCCACTACAAAGGGGACGACGAATGACCCAGTTACAACTCCGAGGTTGGAAAAACATCTGCAAGGTCCTCGATGTGAAGGACAAAAGGACCGCAAAGCGCATACTGAAAAAGATGAAACTGCTAAACTATGACGAGAAAACCCCGGTATTGAGCATCGAGGCGTATAGAGAAAAAGAAAGAATTCCCTGATGTATTCATTTTGTACCCATTTTGCTACCATTTTGTACCCCTGATGTACCCCTGATGTACCCCTGACCCGCTTTGACGTAATGAACATATGCTTATAACCTGTCCTTATCAGCTTCACCGCTTCTTGCGCAAGGACGGGTGACATGAATTGAGTATCAGATCATGGTTAAAGCAAAAAATTAGATCATCACTTGCAACACCCGAAAAGTGGCTCGTTGACTATTTTTCAGGCGGCGGCGCCGAAACCAGCGCAGGCGTCCGCGTAACTTCTTCGACGGCGCTGTATTGTCTTCCTGTTTATTCCTGCATCGACATACTTTCTCGCACGGTTGGCAGTCTTCCCCTGTATCTGTACCGGCGTCTTCCAAGCGGCGGCAAAGAATTAGCGCGGAAACATCCTCTTTTCGCCTTGATGAGGCGTCAGCCAAACCCCGAAACTACTGCCATGCGCTACAGATCGACGCTTCAAGGTCATCTTGCATCATGGGGGAACGCCTATTCATACATCGATTGGGAATTGACAGGAAGGAACGCAGGCTATCCCAGGGCTATTTGGCCTATCAGACCCGATAGAATTCAGGTCTCAAGGACGGCTGGAAGGCTTGAATATCGGTATTATCCCGGCTCAGACGACCCGAAATTCGTTGATAGTTTCATTATCCCGACTGGTTGCATGCTTCACATCCCCGGATTTGGCTATGACGGCGTGATGGGCTATTCCCCGATCACCCTTGCCCGGCAAGCAATCGGGCTAAGTATGGCGACGGAAGAATTTGGGGCCCGTTTTTTTGGTTCGGGCATACATCCGAGCGCGGTTCTTGAAACTGACAAAACACTGAGCGCCTCGGCCGCATCGAATCTAAAGAAGGCAAAAGAGGGTTATGCCGGACTAGGTGAATCACATCGCCTTATGGTCCTTGAGGAAGGATTGAAGTTTCACCCTATAGCAATCAACCCCACAGACAGCCAATTCCTTGAAACTCGCAAGTTCCAGGTCGCGGAAATAGCCCGTCTTTACCATGTCCCGCCCCATATGATCGCCGACGTTGAAAAATCAACCTCATGGGGGACTGGTATTGAGGAACAGAATATCGGGTTTATCACTCACACTATGCGCCCATGGTTTGTGCTTTGGGAAGAAGAGTTGAGCCGCGTTCTGCTTATGGAGCATGAAAAAGACGAATTTTTCTTTGAATTTGACCTCATGGCGCTGCTTCGCGGCGACTCTCAAAAGCGTTGGGCGGCCTACATCATGGGTAAACGCAACGGAATCCTAAACGCCGACGAAATAAGGGGGTGGGAGAACCTAAACCCGATACCGGGTGGCCTAGGGCAGGAGTACATCGTTGAGAAGAATATGATCGGGCTGTCTGATTTGGGCGCCGATGTCGTCCCGGTAGAACCGGTACAGGGTGAATCATGAAAAAACAGTACGAAACGGCGGTCAAACCCAAGTATGAGACACGGGAAAGCAAGGAAAAGGTGAAGGACAATGCCAGAAAAAAGAAAGATGCCTGAATTTGAGCGCCGGTATATCCCGGCAACGGAGATCCGGGCGGTAGACGAGAACGGAATACGACATTTGACCGGGTATGCGGCCGTTTTCAACTCTCTTTCCGAAGACCTGGGTGGGTTTAGGGAGAAGATCGAACCCGGTTGCTTCGCTAACTCATGCAAAGAGGGCGACGTCCGAGCATTGTGGAACCATGACAGCAATCACGTCCTCGCCCGGACGAAAAGCGGCACATTGACCCTTTCCGAGGATGCTCATGGCCTAAAAATCGACTGCATACCTCCCGACGCTCAATGGGCGCGTGACCTTTTGGCCTCGATTGATCGCGGCGACGTGGATCAGATGTCTTTCGGTTTCCGAACCTTGACCGACAGATGGGAAATGATAGACGGACAGGACGTGCGGGTGCTTATGGACGTTGAATTATTCGACGTTTCGCCGGTCACATTCCCCGCCTATCCCGACACTCAAGTAGCAGTGCGGTCGAAAGACAAGTGGAAAGAGGAAAACTCTGGCCCGGATAAACCGGACCTTGCTTATAAACCGGGCATCATGAAGAAAAGATTGGAACTTAAAACGAAAGAAAACGGAGGGAACAAGAAATGAACGAGAAAATAAGAAAACTCCTTGCAGATAGGGCAAAACTGATAACCGATCAGAGGGCTTTGCTCGACAAGGCAGACGTGGAGAAGCGGTCATTGACCGCCGATGAAAACACCAACTATGAGAATATGGACGCAGAGTTTGACCGGCTGACCCGCGAACTTGAGCGCGAACAGAAGCTCGAAGAACGGCAGAAAACATCAGGATCAACCGCCGATCTTTTCAAGACAGCCCCGGACAGCCAGAGAAGCGGGGAACAGCAGTACGTCGAGTATCGCGGTCTCAAGATCCCCGTTCAGTCGAATGCGGCTATCATGCAGAGGGCATTTAACTCCTTCCTCTCGCGCGGCATACAGGCCATCGTAGGCGAGGAACTCAGGGCATTGCAGGCCGACGCCGATATCTATGGCGGTTTTCTTGTAGCACCGCAGCAGTTCGTCATGAAACTTATCCAGGCAATGGATAATGAAGTATTTATCCGGGCAATGGCAACGGTCATGCCTGTCACGAAAGCCGAGTCCCTGGGCGCCCCGTCCCTCGACAATGATCCCGCCGATCCGTCATGGACCGCTGAGATCGCAACGGGAACCGAAGACAGCACAATGTCCTTCGGTAAACGTGAACTTACACCACATCCCTTGGCGAAACTCATCAAGATATCGGAAAAACTTCTCCGGGTATCCGCAATGGATGTTGAAAGCCTCGTTATTCAGCGGCTTGCGTACAAGTTCGCAGTAACCGCCGAAAGCGCGTACCTCAATGGCACCGGCAACAATCAGCCGATGGGCGTATTCACCGCCGCAACCGCCGGTTTTGGTATCAGCACATCCCGCGACGTTTCAACCGGCAACGCAGCGACCGCCTTCACCACCGACGGCCTCATGAATGCCCTTTACAGCCTTAAGGCACAGTATCACCCGAAAGCACAGTGGATCTTCCACCGTGACGCGATCAAGATGCTCCGCAAGCTCAAAGATGGCGAAGGCCAGTATATCTGGAATCCGGACATCAAGGGCGGACAGCCTGACATGATCCTCGGCAGGCCGTACAAGATGTCGGAATACTGCCCGGCAACCTTCACAACCGGCCTTTATGTCGGTATCGTCGGAGACTTCTCAAATTACTGGATCGCAGACGCCCTCTCGATGAGAGTGCAGCGCCTCAACGAACTCTACGCGGCCACGAACCAGGTAGGTTTCATTGGCAGACTCGAAAGCGACGGAATGCCGGTCCTCGAAGAAGCCTTCGCCCGCGTCAAATTAGGTTAAGGAGGAGAAAATGAACCTTTCTAAAAATGTAGTTCCCGAATACGCATACGCGGCAATAGCATCGGCCAACAACACCGATGTCAATACAACCATATTTGATATGTCGGGGTGGGATGGCATCATGTTTATCACCCCCGTCGTTACGGGTGCAGCAGCTGGAGTTGCAACATTGAACGTCAAGGCACACACAGCAAACAGCGCCGCTGGCTCTACCATAACGGGAGCAACGGCCACGGTGACAAACGGCACGACATACGCCGGTAAATTGTTAATTGTTGACGTTTACAAGCCGCTGAAACGGTACGTTTACGGAAACGTGGTCTCTTCTGCCGACGTTATTACCTTCGGCGTCACAATAGCCGTCAAGTACAAAGGTAAAATGGGTCCCGTGCCTGATGCCGCAACATTGGCTGCAAAAACGACAGTAATAGGGTCATAACCGTTCCTTAAATGGATACTCCGGGCGGGCTTAATCCGGCTCGTCCGGGGGCAACCAACGGATAAAGGAGATTAAAATGTTAGACAATTCATATCAGCCTAAGATTTACAGGAAACAGGGAGGCGATGATCTAGTTATCGCCAATGGCGGAAAGGTTTACACCGAAGGGAGCGATGCCGATGCGGGTCTGTCGGCCTTTTGGGACGATTGCCCCCGACTTCAGATGCGTGTTGATCCTACAATAGGCCATTTCACGGGCGATGACTTCCAGAGCATCGAGGCTACAGCTCATGGGTACGAAATAACCCTGGTCGGATCGGGAGCGCTTACCAAAGTTGCCGCCAAGCCCTTTGGGGAAGTTCTTCTTTATTGTGCCGCCGCGGACAACGATGCGGCAATTATGGCTTCCGGTAATGACGCAGGCGGTCTTATAACTGCCAACGCCACTCAGAATTGGTGGTTTGAAGCAAGAGTTAAGCTGTCGCAGATCACGGCAGCGCAGGGCGCTTTTGTGGGTTTAGGCGAAGAAACTGGCGTTGAAGCGGGATTCCTTGCCACCGACACAATGGCCATCAAGGTTGTCGATGCTCTCGGTTTCCATCTTTTAGCCGCTACTGATGTGGCGGCAATATGGAGAACCACCTTCGCCCTTAACGGGGGAGCGACCGTTGCATTGCAGACCGGAGTCAAGACGGCCGTTGCAGATGCCTACGTTAAGTTGGGCATGAAGTCCGTGCTCGGAACCATTACCTTCTATGTTGACGGAATAGCCCTCGCCACGACCACGACCACTGCGGCAACAAACTTCCCTCTCGATCAGTGTATGGAAGCGGTTCTTGCCAAAAAGACCGGAAAAGCTGCCATTTCTTCCATGACGGTTGATTGGTGGTTTGCCGCACAGCTTAGATAATCAAACGGGGCGGGTCAACCGCCCCTATTTAACCCGAAAAAGGGGGGTTAATCATGTCAGTACAGGCAATAGGGAGTCAAAACAACCGCTTCATCGTACTTTCCACAGACACAAAACCAACCGTGGGAATAAGCGCAGGGGCCACGGCCTTGGAACAGAATACCGGCTTTCTGTTCATCTTCAACGGCTATGCCTGGGTCCCGAAATCGTTCATGCCGGAATCGACCGTCAATTACAAACAGATCTCACTCAACCAGGCCGCTAACACCTACGACATTATGACCGCCACGGCGCAGGCTTTATTCATCGACGCCGTGATCGTCCACGTCCCTGACGATCTTTCGGCGGTTGCCGGCTTCACCTCGATAAGCGTCCAGACGGACGATGTCGCGGCGATAGAGACACTTTCTGCCGCGGCAGGGGCAAAGGCTAACCTGACGGGAAACTTCTTTGCTGTATTTCGCGGTCCCCGAGTAACGGCGGCAACGAAGAAGCTCCAACTTACCATTGGCGGAGCAACCGCAGGAGCGGGCAAAGTAGCAGATATCACGGTTCTCTGGCGGCCTCTGGTCGCTGGCGGATACTACTTGAACGCATAAGGGGACAATCGTGCATGAGCCCGTCATAACCTGGAACCTATTCGTAACAATCGGAATCGTCCCGCTATCGGTCGGCATCCTCGGCCTTTTTATCAAGAAGGGCTTTGAATCATGGCAAACCGGCTGGAGAAAGTACGAGGACGAGAAACAGCACAATCACGATGAGTGGAAGGCGCAACTCGTCAACCAGCTCGCCCGAGGCAGTGAGACGATGCAGTCCCTTGAGCGCCGACTCGCCAACGCCATCACCCGGAGCGAGTGCGACGAGAGCCACGCAGAGCTGTATGAAAAGATTGACGACCACGGCGGTCGCATCGTGGCCCTTGAGGTCAACGTAAAGCACCTACAGCGGGGGCCGAAATAATGGGGTTACAGATCGTATCACCTTATACCGCTGTGAGTGCGGCAGGATCAAGAAATGCGGACACTGGCAGATGCCAAGCATGGAGAACGGGATGCTGAAAGAGATAAGCCAGAACCTTAACCGGATCATCTTTGTTGAGAAGAAGTGTCCGGCGTGCCGGGTAATAACTGTCTCGGATTTAATGAAAGAGAGCAGGGTGCAGGGATGAGAGAGAGCTACGATGCCGCCTTCAACCTGACCATCGGCCTAGAGGGTGCGATCTCAAACGATCCGAACGATCCCGGGGGTTTCACGATCTGGGGACTGGCGAAGAAATACCACCCGGAAGTCACGCGCCAGACGACCCTTGAATATGCCAAGCAGGTCTATCTCAATCAGTATTGGATACCGTCAGGGTGCGACGAGGCAGCCTGCCCGATGGATATCTGCTTATTCGACAGCGCAGTCAACCCGCAGAATGATCCCAAGCTGCCCTACGCAGGCAACAACGAGCTTTTAGCATTAAAGCCGGAGAACTGGCAAGACTATCAGTTGCTTCGCATGGAACGCTATATGAGGCGGTCTAATGGCCTCTATGTCAAGGGCCATATATTCAGGGTTTTAAAGCTCAGTGGACAGATAAGAAAACTTTTAAAGGAGGCAACATGCAGTGGTTAGCGTTAATACCTTTGGTCGTTAAATTAATCGGTTATGTCGAGGAAATATTCGGAGCCGCATCGGGTAACGGAGCTGTGAAGAAGTCAACCGTCCTTAACGCCGCACAGGCCATCGTCGAAGGCGTGGCAAGCGTGTCAACCGGCGGACAGAAGGAAACATGGGAAAACCTCGCGCCCGCAGTCGGGCTCGTGATCGACGCGACGGTATCCGTGGCAAACGCGGCCGGCTGGAACAGGCTGGTCGATGACAACTTCGAGAATATGAAGGCAGGCCGGTAACATGGACTTTCTGACGAACAACTGGCAGGCGATCGGCGCGGTCATTCTCTTTGCCGCATCGGAGATCATCGGCATGTCACCGTGGAAAACCAACAGCGTCGTACAGGTCGTTATCGCAGTCTTAGGAAAGATATTCAGGAAGGGGGCATAACATGGCAAGAGGTGATTTAACAGTATTTGAAGAGGCGAAAGCCTACATCATAGACGGCGGGTGGGAAGCAGCTGACGAGATATGGGTCGGACTTGTGACCAACTCCCCGGCAGTAACGGCGGCCTCGGCTGTTCCGGCTTACGCATCGGGCGGGACAACCAACTTCACGGCGATAGCAACCGCAGGCAACTACGCGGCGGGCGGGCAACTGCTCGACACGTTGGCAAACTGTGTTGTTGAGGCCGCTGGCGTAATGACCTTTGACGATACAGGCGCAAACGTCTCATGGGCGCAGCATGCAAGCAACCCTCAGACTGCCATGTTCGCAGTCGTCTATCACAAGACAAGCGGACTTTGCATCTGCTTTATCGACCTCGCGGGTCCGATAGACATGCAGGCCGGAGACTTGACTATAACCTGGAATGCGGCAGGCCTATTTACTATAACTTAATGGAATGGATATGGTATAATGAACTAACTAAATCCACTATAGGAAGGTTCATTATGCCAATGCCGCTGAATGATTTAACCGGTAAAAGGATAGGAAGATTGACTGTAATTTGTAGACATGGAAACGAGAGCAACCCAGTCC